GATATTAGTATAGCGAAGTCTAACTCGTCTAGAGAGGCTATGCTGGCTAGGGGCGAAGCTACTAGCATATCTAGAGAGGAAAAGGTGTACACTGACGACGATTATAAGACGTTAATGGAAAGAGCTAGAAGCAAAATAAAACAAGCGGAGGTTATAGATGTTGATAATACATAGTTTTGAAGATTTTGATGAAGAAGACGGCGAACCGTTGGATAGGGATAGAGTAATTGACCACTTGTTTAGGATTATAAAAGAACTAGACCCGGAAAGCTCTAAAGATAAAATAGCGATGCTTGTAGCTGCTAATATGTATATTGAGGATCTAGAGAAAGATAAAGAAGATTTTAATGTAGATAGGAACTGAAGAAATGAACGGTAAAGGCGATAGGAACAGAGTGTCGAACTGGGACAAGTTCTACGAGGGATACAATAGAATATTTAAACCCAAGGAACCTTTCCACACGGACATCAAGGAGTACGAAAGTAGATTTAGAGGGGGAAACATAGATTCGACTCAGGAGGAGACTTCTGAAGACGTGGGTGCGAATCCCACTTCCTCCACCACTGAAACAAAGCCATTTCGTGCTCCACCAATTAGGCACGGCATTCAGCGAGTTATTGAATGAAATTCACTGAGCATCCATTTCTGGAATCCCCTACCGCCAAAGAAATTGTATGGCTGTACAACAATGATCTGCCCCTACTAAAAGAGCTTCATGCTGCTCACGAAAGCAGAATACAAGCTTCTCAAGATGATCCCGTAAGGCATGGGTTTGATCTTCCGGGATGGGAGCGTATTGAACAAGGGTTGAGCCAGTACAACGAATGTCTGGCCTTAGGAGGCAATAGATCGGGCAAAACTACTGGCTTTGCTAAGATTGTAATGAAAGCCGTAACGGAAAGCAACGACGGCCATGTAGTGTGCTTTTCTCAGAACGAGGACACCTCCATCAAGGTTCAGCAGTCCGCTATATGGGAGATGATGCCTAGGGAGTTCAAGAAGAAGACCAAGAGCATCGAAGGGTACATTAACTACAGTATGCAGAACGGGTTTACGGCTAAGAGCTTTATCTTTCCTGATACCCGTACCCGTGTAGATTTTAAGACGTACACCCAGTTCAGTAACAATCAGACGATCTTAGAGGGCTTTGAGTACGGTTTTCCTAATGCTAAAGGGCTAAATATAGGAGCGTGGCTAGATGAGTACCTAGGGGACTCTACATTGGTAAACACGCTTAGGTTTCGCTTGGCGACACGAGATGCCGTGATGGGCATAGGCTTTACTCCGATTGATGGGTACACTCCATTTATATCGGATTACCTAAAGAACGTAGAGACTCTAGAGACAAAGAAAGCTAAGTTATTGAACAGGGAGCTTCCTGTGAGGCAGTACAGTCCATCGAGGGATGCGTCCGTGGTGTACTTGCACTCTGATGAGAATCCGTTCGGGGGATATGAGCGTATAGCAAAAGACCTTCGTGGAAGACCAGAAGAAGAAATATTAGTACGTGCTTACGGAGTACCTGTAAAAAGCATGACTTCTTTGCTCCCGCTTTTTAACACTGAGGTAAATGTGCTAAAAGATGAAGTTTCAAATAAGTACGGGATGCAGTTCCCTAATGTTTCTGACAAGTCTAGGTACACCGTGTACCAAGTAGTGGACCCTGCTGGAGCTAGGAACTACGTAGCTATATGGGCTGCTGTAGACGCGAATGACAACGTGTACATCTGCCGTGAGTGGCCTGACTGGGACACGTACGGCGAGTGGGCCGAGTTCGGGGACCCGAAGTGGAGATACGGTCCTGCTTCTAAAAAAATCGGGCTGAACGTACCGGGGTACGTTGAGTTGTTCAAGGAAATAGAAAATGAGCTAGGAGTACAGGTATTTGAGCGCATTGGAGACTCTAGATTTTTTGCTAAAGAAAACGAGAACAACGAAGACTTATTTATGGCATTTGAGGAACACGATATGACATTTGTTCCCTCTGATGGACGTATAGAAGAAGTTGGACTTTCCGCTTTAGATGAGTGGTTTAGCTACAATCCAAATGAACCTATTGATTCCGCTAATCGACCTAGGTGCTATATTCACGAGAGCTGCCGAAACTTAATCGACAGTCTTATTAACTATAACTCAAAGGGTAAAATGGACGAACCCCTAAAGGATTTCTTTGACGTTATTCGATATTTGCGAATGGCGAATAGCGGAGAGGGCCCTGTTCATGTAACGGCTCGCGATTTAGCGGTAACTCGCAGAGCTTCGGGAGGATACTGATGAAAAAACGATTAACTCAAATTGCTAAAGAAAACAATATTGAATTCAAAGAACTTGAAGATCTTGCGAAGTCTAAATTAAGTTCAAAGATGATTACCGGCAAGGGTAAGAATACTTGGATTTCTGAAGATGGACAACAAATATTAGATCAGGCTATAGAGGTTCCTGAAGGTGTAGCTAAACATATAACTGCTGTAATTGTAAGAAAAGCTCCAAACCAACGTTACCTTTATGCTTACAGTAAAGATATTGATAAAGTAATACCCGTCTTAGTGCCAAGAAGATATGCTAAGAGCTTAATGGGAAAGCTAGTTTCAGTAGAGGTCGTTGAAGATGTGCGAGGATCGTCTTACAGATACAGAAAAAGTTAAGCTAGATAAACTAGTTCGTTCTAAAAAATTTTTAAACGAGAACCTCGATAGATTGATTGCTTGGGAAATTTGGCAAAACTTTTGTTTTGGTAAATGGAACTCAGAGGTGCAAAATAAAGATTTTTGTGATAAAATGGGCGTCCACTCGCTGTACACTTATCGGGTTATTGATCGCGTTAAGGAAAAAGCTGAAAAGTACATAAAGAATTTAACGAAATAATGCAAAACGAGGATTACTCTAAAGCGATTACTTACGTTGGCAAAAAACCAGACATAGAGGCTCTTCGTCAAGCGTATCAAACCACAGATAACGAACTCCAGTCGTACTACGATTTGTGTAGAACATCTTATGATGATCGGCGTAACTGGTGGCCCGGTAAAAGCAGAGACCTCCGTAAGCACGGCGCCGATGCCTTCCCGTGGGAAGGCGCTTCTGATCTGGAAAGCCATGTTATTGATGAGCGTGTTACTAGATTAGTTTCTTTGTTTATGTCGGCCTTAAATAGGGCCAATATACAGGCGTTTCCAGTAGAGGCAACAGATATACCTAGGTCTAAGATAGTGTCAAACTTCTTGAAGTGGATGACAAGCTCTGGATACATTCCTAGGTTTAAGCAGGAAATGGAGCTGGCGGCAAACTATATGCTAGAGCGTGGTATAATGATTACGTACTGCGGCTGGATAATGGAGGATCGCACATTCAAGCAAAAGATAGACCTTAGAAGAATTGCCTCTGTAAGTCCTAATCTTGCTGAAATGATTGCTAGTGGCAGCAACGATGAAATGGTCATTCAGCAAATGCAAGCCGCTGTAAAGGTGTCTGAGGTAAATGCTAGAAAGGCCCTAGAAGAGCTGCGAGAAACAGGAGTAGCGGAAGTGCCCACCGTTCGCAGACAGGTTAACGCCCCAGAGGTGAAGACCGTAGCTCCTGATGGTGATTTTATTTTCCCCGCTTATGTGACGGACCCACAACGTGCTCCTTATTGCTTTTGGCGTACGTATTACACTGCTCAAGAATTGCAGAACAAGGTCAGTACAGATGGTTGGGACCCAAATTTCGTGGAGCACGTAATCGAAAACTTCTCTGGAGTAAACATACATTCCTTGGAACGGGAACAGGAGGGAAGGCGAAGCGTATCCGTCACAGACGACGCTTATCAGGCTGAGGAACTGATTGAAATCATACATGGTTATCAGAGATTGATCGACGAAGAAGATAATTCCGAGGGGATCTATGAGACCGTGTTCCACGAATCTTTTTCTGGAGACAAGGGGCTTGGCATACAGGGGTACGCTAAGTTCGAGCTTCTTAACGGCTATGAGGACTACCCTGTAGTTGTTACAAGGTTCAGTGAGGATACAAAGCGTCTGTATGACGCAATGACGGTTCCCTCGCTTCTCAGAGGCATACAGAACCAAGTAAAGGTAGAGCGTGATAGCCGAATTGACAGCAACAGTTTATCTACCCTGCCTGCTGTTACTCACCCGAAAGGGCGTAAGCCAGAGGAGATTGGCCCGGGCCGGTTCATCCCAGAGGTTCGCACGGGGGAAATTCGTTTCATGCAAGGACCGGGTTTCAATCCCGGATCTGTTGAAATGGAGAACAACCTGCAATCTCAAGCTGATCGCATGGTAGGGCTAGACGAAGAGTCTCCTTTGAGCAGTGTCCGAAGGCAGTTCCTCGTTGACAAATACTTGCAGCACATCGCTCAAGTAGTGGCTACGTGTTACAAAAATTTTCAACGGTTTGGTCCTGATGAAATATTTTTTAATGTAACAGGAGTCCCGGACCCTCAAATGTTTAATAAAGGGAACCCGAATGAGAACTACGATGTTACTGTTAGTTTTGATGTGCTGAACGCCAGTTCTGAAAAACAAGAGGCTAAATTGAATCAATTAGTTTCTTTAGTTCAGATGGACAGAAACGGGCTAATTGACGTAGACAAACTGCTAACAGCGATTGCTGGAAGCATTGACCCTGTTCTGGCTAGTGGCATTCTGCGTCCTGCTCAAGAAGCTCAGGACAAAATGTTGAAAGATATTACCGATGATTTATCTAAAATTTACGCGGGCATTGAAGTTCCAGCACGTCCCAACGGTGCTCAAGCTGCTTTGCAAATTATTCAAAGCTATGTACAGCAGCCAGATATTGCAAAACGGCTTCAAGAAGATGAAGCGTTTGCCCAGCGTCTGCAAAAGTACAATGCGCAGTATCAGTTCGTTATACAGCAAGCTGAGAACGCGCAAATAGGCCGTATAGGGACTGCACCAGCACAAATGGGTGGGGTACAAACTCAGAATATGCAGCAGTAATGCCTGATAATAAGTCAGTATCTGAGTACGCTAATAGCAGAGCTTTTGACGCTAAAGTAGATTTTATTTTGAAGTCTATGGATGGCAAAAAGGTTTTTCCCACAAAACATCCTAATGTTGGCGGATCAAATGTAGTTACAACTACTGTCTCTTTTGATGGAAAGCATTTTATTCTTCCGTCTATGGTTGAAGGCAAAGACTTAATGGAGGGCGACGAGTTTATTAACGTAGCCAAAGAAAAGGGGTTAAAAAATTATCCTGCATTTAATGATCCTAAAATTGCTAGTGCCGTTAGTAAGCTTATGCACGGCGGTGTTCTCGAAGATGGAACATTTTCCTACGAGCTTGCAAAGAAAAATTATTGATATGCCTTACAATAGACTAAACGAGTTAATGCTTCGCAGGCAACGTCAAGATGCCTTGCAAAGACAGAACAATCCAGAGAATTTAACAGTTCAGAATTTTGCACGTCAAAGAGCAAGGTATAAGCATAATCAAGAAATATACAATCAACTTGCTTTGCATGAGGGAATAAAGCCTGAAGTGTACAATGACAGTAAGGGAAATCGCACTATAGGCATAGGGTTTAATTTAGAGGAACCTTCTAACCGCAAAAAAGCAGAAGCCTTGGGTTTTAATGTTCAAGATATGCTTTCTGGGAAGAAGGTCCTTTCTGATAGAGAAATAAAAATACTGTACAACGAGTCTATTAAGCAAGCAGCTGATGATGCTAATGCTTTTTTGCCTAGAGCTGGAAGACAGCCACCAGTTGTTCAAAAGGTTTTAATAGATATGGCATTTAATTTAGGTTTAACTAAACTAAATAAATTTAAAAAAATGCGAGAAGCGCTTTTGAATGGCGATTACAATAAAGCTGCTGACGAAATGATAGACAGTAAATGGTATCATCAGGTTGGAGACAGGTCTAAAAGACTAGTGGACATGATGAGGTCTGCTGCCAAATAAGACAAACTTGGACAACAACGTAAAAGTTTTATCGAAGTACGAGCATTTTGCTCGCTTTATTAAAGACATAAAGGATCGAAGAGAATCTAGCATTTCTAGGTTAAGATCCGCTTCACCCGAAGAAGTTATGCAAATTTCTGGAGAGATTTTAGCATACGATGATATACTTCAGGATTCAGATTACGACAATTTATTAAAAAATTGGTCTGAGTACGTATAATATAATTTTTTTTGTGATATAATCACGGCTCGCCATCGCTAGGCGTTAAAAGCGGGAAACATAAATTATATGAGTGAAGTCATTGAGGCGGTCGCTGATGCCTTTGAAAACACAGCGGAAAACACAAATATATCCGCGTCTGAGTTTGTTCAAAGACGTGTAAAGAAACTAGAAGAAAAAAATATTCTTCCGGTTTCTGATTCAGAAGCTGAAGAGTCTTTTATTTCAGAAGACAATGAGATTGAGTCTCAGTCTGAAGATGTAGAAGTCCCTGAGGAAAATACAGACGTTCTTTCAAATATTGACTTAGATAGTCTTTCTGAAGAGCAAATTAAACAACTTTCTGAGGCTCTTTCTAGCCGAGCTGTAGACCGATTTGGTCAGTTAACAGCTAGAGCTAAAGCTGCCGAGGAGAAGGCTCAAACACTTGAGGAAAGTTTAAAAGCTCAACAGGAAAAAATACTATCTTCTAAATCTGAGATTGTTGATAATCCTTACTCTGATATAACCTCCATAAAGGACATTGAGGAGAAAGCTAGGGAAATCAATGATGTTATTGATTGGGCAGAAGAAATCTTGTTTGACTCTGATGACTACGGTCCACACGACATGGTTACAGAGACCGATGGAAAGTCTATGACTAAAGCTGAAGTGCGTGAAGCTCTAAAGCAAGCAAGAAAGTCCAGAGACAAGTACCTTCCTGACCAATTTTTAAAAATTAAGAAGGTAGAAGAATCGAAAAAACTGCGTCAAGAATACGGGCAAAAAGCTTTAAAGGAATTTAAGTGGTTGGGCGATAAGAATAGCGAAAAAACTAAACAGTTTATACAGCTAGCAAGTCAGCCTGCTCTTCAAAAAGCCTATGAGCAAAATCCCGATCTTAGTTGGCAGATGCCATATTTATTAGCCCATTCGGTTGATAATATGTTTCGTGAAACATCTAAAAACGAAGTCATAGATGCTAAAGACGCTTTTAAGCCGTCTCCACCGTCAAGTCCTTCTATAGCAAAAACTAAGTCTGATAAAACTGAAAATAATTCTGAAAAAGCCCTAAAGGATTTAAAGAAAAGATTCAGAAGTTCTGGAAGCAAAGATGACTTCCAAAAACTTAGAGAGGCGCGATGGTCGCGTCGTCTCGCCACACCTTAAACACCCTAATATATAATGCCACTATCAAATACATACGACGCCAGTCCTTCGGCAAATGTTTCCAATAGGGAAGACCTTAGCGATATTCTCACTATTTTGGCTCCCGAGGAAACTCCAGTCCTTAGTTCACTGTCAAAAACCAGAGCCACCGCCGTTCAGCACGAATGGACAGTGGACAAACTAGCAGCAGTCCGCACCACAGGTATATCTGAAGGCGTAGACGTTTCTTCTTACGACGACGAGTTCACGGATCGCATTCGCCTCGGAAACTACATCCAGAAGTTCCGTCGGGCCTATCAAGTTTCCGACATTCAGGAAGCTGTGGATTCCGTTGGTCCCGCTAAGTTTGCTCAGGCTGAGTCCAAGGCTCTTCGCGAATTGAAACGCGACATCGAAGCCACCATCATGTCGGACAACGAGCAAGATGTGGAAGACGGAAGCGGATCGAACCCATACAAGTTGCGTGGTCTAGGCAAGTGGATACAAGACACCGCCCAAGCTACCAACCCGGTCAACACCCTCTATCGCACCCCTGCCGCAAGCATTCACGACATCAATGCTGGCGTAGACGGAGCTTTCACGGAAACGGCGATGAACAACATCATCACCTCCATCTTCCGTGTGAGTGGAGCCATGAGCAGCTTGACGCTTGTTGCTGATACGGCCCTTCGCCGCATCATCAGCGATTTCGCTCGTCTGGACCCAGATGGTTCTGGAGCTGACACCTCTATCCGCAATGTTAATTACAATGGCGAATCCGCTCAGATTAAGCTCTCTGTTGAGCTTTACCAGTCTGACCATGGTATTGTCTCCATCGTTAACATGAACCCGGACTGCTCGCCTGATACCACGAACAAAAATCGTGGATATTTCCTAAGCCCAGAATATGCTAGCTTAGCTGAGCTTATTCCGGTTGGAAGCACTGTACTGCCAAACTTGGGTGGCGGCGAGCGTGGATATGTTGACTGCGCGCTCACCCTCGCAGTACACCATCCCGGTGCACACGGCAAGGTAATCAACAGCTAGTTTTGTTGACTTTTACCTAAGCGTTTAATATAACGGGGGAGGTCAGGCCGGTTCTGGCCTCCCCTTTTACTTATGAACATTATTACCTCCCTTCCAAGGTACAGCGACGGCGAAATAAACCGGGCCTTTATGCGTGAAATACGCACTGGTTTCGAACGCGAGAAACGTCTTGAAGAAGCCAGAACCAACATAGCTAGGAAAGAGGCTCAAGAACTAAAGGGATCTACCCATCCGGTATTGGGCAAGCCAGTAGCGGTAATACCTCACCGGGATTTTTTCAGGCTTACGAAGAAGTACGGACACGATACCGTGCATTCAAAAGAATTTTTGCAGTATTACAACAAGAAGCACAAAGACCTGTCTCCGAATAACGCCTAATGCAGCTTAAAGCAAACAAAGACTTGTATAGTTTAATATCCGCATTATCGGGTACATCAGATTTTACTCTTGCGGAACAAGGGCATCTATTGGCTTTGGCAAATCGGAGAATGTACGAAGCGTACAACCGCACTCCATATTGGGTAAGGTATTTAGTTACTGGGGAATCTCGTCCAGTATCTTCTTCGATTGTCAACTTTGAGGAAGTTTCTGGATACACACCAATAGGTGAATTTTTACGGATACACCGCACTGATCCATTTGTTCGCAACTCGGCAATCGAGTACGAATTTTACGTTCAAAGCGATGGCGCTCACATCCT